AATCTTTAAAGAGTTCGATTTTATTAGGATTTTAGTACCTGGAGATAATCTTACAGAAATTGACACTTATGTAAACGAAGGGCATAAAACACGATTCCCCCAAGCATGGGCTAACTACATGAATAAGGTCGGCACAGATCAAAACTTTGTAGGTACGCCAATAAGTGAATGGCCTTTAGTCAGTCTTTCACAGTCAGAAGAACTTAAAGGACTCAAGTTTCATACCGTAGAATCTATTGCTAATGCTTCAGATCAGCAATTACAACGGATTGGCATGGTAGCAGGTATGAGTCCCCATAATTTCAGGGATAAAGCCAAAGCCTTTCTTAATTTAGCAGCCGATTCAGCAGAAATTGACCAAAGAAATGCTGAACTTGCCCAATTAAAGGAAGAAAATGCTAAAATCAAGGCTGAAACTGATGCGAAACTAGCCGAAATGCAAGAGCAAATGGCTAATATACTTGCGGCAGTTGCGGATAAAAAACCCCGTAAGCCAAGAGTCGCAAAGGAAATCTAAATGTCATCAACGATGCTTCAACTCGTACAACAGGTAACTGGCGAGCTAAATCTATCTGTTCCTACCTATGTAGTTGGTAATACATCTCAGGATGTTCAACAAGTCTTAGCTTTGATGAACGCTTCTGGGTATGAATTAACCAAGGAATATGATTGGCAAGCGCTAGAGAAGGAGTATCGTTTTTACACCCAATATGTTGCTACAACAGGCAATACAACGGCTAATTCGTATGTTATTACGGGTATACCCTCAACTACTGGTTTAACGACTCAGTATTCAATTACAGGTACGGCAGTTAACCAAGATACCTATGTAACTACAGTAGATTCAGCAACTCAAGTCACAATGAGCCAAACGGCTTCTACAACGACTTCTGGCGGTACGGTTAACTTTAGCCAGACTATCTATGATCTTCCTAGCGACTTTGAAACCATTACAGATCGCACACAATGGGACAAAACTAAGCATTGGGAAATGTTAGGCCCTGAAGATGCTCAACAATGGCAATGGCTAAAGTCTGGTTATATCTCAACTGGCCCTAGGGTTCGTTGGCGTATTTTAGGCGGTCAATTCCAAATTTGGCCTCCAATGACCACAACCGAATATCTTGGCTTTGAGTATCGTTCTAAAGGCTGGGCAGAATCATCAACTGGTACGGTAAAGAACAGTTTTACGGCTGATACTGACACAACTTTTTTTGATGACCGAATAATGGTTTTGTATACCAAGCTCAAGTATTTTCAAATTAAGTCTTTTGATACTACTGCATTGCAACAAGATTATCAGCGTTATCTCAGTATTGTTAAAGCCAACGACAAAGGTTCTGCAACCTTGTCTTTCGCTCCATATCCAAGCAAGGTATTGATTGGCTACGCTAATATTCCTGATACTGGGTATGGTTCATAATGGCATTTGCAAAGAAATTTACTGCTAAAACTGCTTCTGTTCCTGCCCCAATTGGCGGTTGGAACGCTAGAGATTCTTTGGCGCAGATGGCCCCAACGGATGCGGTTCAATTAATTAATTTCTTTCCGACTCCTACTGATGTAACCCTAAGAAGCGGTTATAGCAAATATTCAACAGGTATTTCAGGAGAAGTAGATAGTCTAATGAACTATGCTGGCACGACTTCACAGACTTTATTTGCTGCTGCTGGTACAAAGATATACAACTGCAATACTTCAACAGCTACAGAAGCCTTTACAAGCATTACAAACGCCAAACTTCAGCATATTAATTTTTCTAACGCTGCTGGTAATTTTTTAATAGCTTGTAATGGTACGGATGCAACTTTAATTTATAACGGCACGGTTTGGTTCAAAATAGCCACAACTTCTACCGCCCAGACAATTAGCTCAATTACTAGAAGCGGTACTACAGCGACTTTAACTACGGCTGTTGCTCATGGCCTTGTTTCTGGTAACTATGTAACTATTTCAGGTGCTACGCCTAGTGGTTTTAACGGTAGTTATGTTATTACCGTAACTGGAGTAACAACTTTTACTTATGTAATGGCTACAACGCCAGCAAATAACGCTACAGTTGTTGGAACTTATACCGTTTTAGGCATAACTGGCGTAGATTCATCCACTTTTGTTAGCGTAAACCTATTTAAAAATCGTTTGTATTTTACTCAAAAAAACACCATGAAAGTATGGTATTTGGGTGTAAATGCTATTTCTGGCGCTGCTAATTATCTTGATTTTGGTGGAATTGCTCGTAATGGCGGTTTTTTACAAGCAATGGGCACATGGACTTTAGATGCTGGACAAGGCGCTGATGACTATGCAGTTTTTGTTACTAACATGGGCGAGATTATTGTTTATAACGGCACAGACCCTACAGATGCAACTACATGGTTATTAAAAGGCGTATGGCAATTAGGTCAAGTTTTTTCTCGTAGGTGCTTTTTTAAATTTGCTGGCGATCTATTGTTGTTAACCCAAGACGGTTTAGTTCCCCTAGCTTCTGCTTTGCAATCAAGCCGACTTGATCCTAGAATTAACCTTACCGATAAGATTTACTATGCTGTAAGCCAAGCTGCCACAGACTATAGTGATAATTTTGGTTGGCAAATTAACTATTTTGCTTCGCAGAATATGTTGATATTAAACATTCCAGTAACGGCTGGTATAGAACAATATGTCATGCACACCATTACTAAATCATGGGCAAGATTCATTAACATACAAGCTTATTGTTTTGAAGTAAGCGGTGCTACAGGTATGTACTTTGGTAGCGATGGCTATGTCGGTAAATTCTGGGATACTAACGCAGATAACGGTGGCAATATCACAGCTACTGCTCAACAGGCTTATTCTTATTTTGAAACGCCTGGGCAACTTAAAAGATTTACCTTAGTACGCCCTATTCTACAGTCTACAGGTGGCATACCGACCGTTTTATGCGGTTTAAGCGTAGATTTTGATACTCAAAGCCAATTAGGGGCAGTTTCATTTAATCCTAGCATTTTATCAACTGGGGTTTGGGATACAGGCAAATGGGATGCTGCGATCTGGGGTGGTGGATTAACCACTACTAAGATTTGGCAAGGTGTTTCTGGTCTAGGATTTGCAGGCTCAATTAATATAAATGTTGCATCGCAAGGCATTGAGCTTCATTGGGCTTCAACCGATTATGTAATGGAAGCAGGTGGTGTTCTTTGATTTGTCACGAAAATCAAGAACACCTACGAACTTGGGCTGGATTTTCTAATAATGAGTATTGCATTGGAAATGTAATAAATGATGAATTAAAGGCAGTTGTCTTATATGGCGGTTTTTCAGGTAAATCTTGTCAAATCCACATAGTAGCAAACGGAAGTCATTGGATGAATAGGGAATTTTTGTTAGAGGCGTTTGATTACCCCTTTAATAAATTGGGACTAAAGGTTATAATTGCGACAATTGCAGAGAGTAATTTAAAATCTCTTAAATTAAGCCGACACCTTGGTTTCCAAGAAATAGCAACAATTCCCGATGCACACGATGATGGGAATTTAGTAATTTTAGAAATGCGACCTGATAATTGGGTCAAATTAGGAGCTTATTATGGGTGCAGGTAGTTCAATATTTAATACAGCAGGTACGGCTGCTTCTTCAGCTAGTTCTACCGATCCATTTACACAATCGGCACAAAGAACTTCAATAGCTAATTTAGCTGGCGCTCAAAATGCTGTTTCTGCTAACCGAGTTAATCAAGCAACTCCTTACCAGAATCTTCAATATCAACAAACTGGTACTGATGCTAACGGAAACCCTGTTTGGTCAGCTACTCAAAGTCTAGCCCCTCAGTTTCAAGGATCGCTTAATAACTTAGCCCAAAATGTAGGCCAAACTACTCAAAACGCATTTAATCCTACAAACTTGCCAAACATGGGTATAAACCCTAGTGAAAGTTATAGCGATGCAATTATGCGTAGGCTTCAGCCTCAGATTCAGCACCAAACTGAGATGAATGATGCTCAATTGGCTAATCAAGGAATTGTGCCAGGCACTCAAGCCTATGAAAATGCTAAACGGGTACTTAATCAGCAACAGAACGATCTATTAACCAGCGCCCAAATAGGCGGTATTGGCGTAGGTCAACAAGCTAACCAACAAGCATTTAACCAACAATTACAGACTTATAACAATCCATTACAGCAATTGGCTGCCTTTAATCAAGGCACTCAAGCTAACTATGTTAATCCTTACAATCAAGCTGCCGTATCTGGCCCTGATTATTTAGGTGCTGCCGCAACTTCTAATGCTGCCGCTATTGCTGCTCAAAACGCTAGAAACGCACAAACCGCTAATATGCAATCAGGTATTTTTGGACTTGGTTCTGCCGCTTTATTAGGTAGCGGTGGTCTTTATGATCTAGGCAGCACTATAGGCGGTTTATTTAGCAATGGATTTAGTCCAAATATTAATGGTGCAGGTGGAAGCGCAATTGATTACGCAAATCAATTAGGTGATCCTGGCAACTATTTAGGCGTATAAGTTTTGGAAGTAACCTACCAAGAGGAGCAGTTAAAAGATTTTGTTCATGAGTTTGATAAGTTATTAAAGCCTCACATGGCTGAAATAAATATTACTCAAAAGTATGGTTTTGAATTTA